ATATGCTTTAGCATAATTATTCTTTCCCCAATCTTCACCCATTGAGTGACGTGGTAATGCATTCTGATCAAACATAATAACTGTACCTAATTCATCTACCAGGATATCAGCTATTTGGTTATTTACCATATTATAACCAACCTGATAGGCTTTCATTAGGTCAACTAATGATGTGGATCTTGTATTTCTATCTGAGAAAACTCTCCCTTCTACTGGAAGTTTACATCCATATAAACTGTTATCTCCTTTAAACTGAAAAGGTATTCTAGAAGGTTTGCTTCTATTAATACCTAAATAAATAGGATTTAGATTATCTGCCATATCTGATCTCCATAAAGCAGGAATATTTGGCCCTAACTTAACACCTCCCCATACTTCATTGATCCAGATCCAATCAATATGTTCTCCTTCTACAAGATTATCTTTAGATTTATTTTTAAATAAGGATGTATCATATATTGGTTTTTCTGTAACTCTATATGACTCATCTATAATTTCCTGTATTAAATCACCATCTTCTTTTAGATATGTTAAGTGGCCTACTTTTCTTTGTGTTTTCCAATATACTGTGGATACTCTCATCATTTCTCCATTTCCCCACATATTAACATCTTCACCTTCACTAAGAATCCAACTTATAATATCTCCTCCCCCTTCTGGGCTTCCATACCAATTACTTACAAATTGTCTGTATCCTAAAGAAGGCATTCCTGTATTCCACTCATGTGATTTTGATGGATCATAATAAGAACCATCATTTTGAACACCATCAAGCTGATACATTGCAGATCTTGCAGGATAAATTGTTTGTAATGAATGAAGTTGTTCTTCTGACATTAAATAACCATATTTATCAATAACATCTGAAACAGTCATCATATCTACTTTACCTGCCCAATTTCCATCTGCTATATATCTTCTGTCTGGAGACTTTTGATAAAATGTAAGTACTGGATTCCAAAGTTCAACATCATAATCATCTTCCATCATTTTAAAATGCCAAAACTCTCTGTCTGTGCAAAGCATATCACGGAAAGCCCTTTCTTCTAATTCTTTCATTTTAAACCGTTCCTCATCTACATTCAATTGATGAGATGCCCATTCTTCTATTAAACTTCTATAATCTTTAGTAAAGAAATCTTCTATTTCTGGTAATGTCTTTAAATTCTCAGGAGATAATTGCTTTTGAACTTCTTCAGATTCCATATCAGCATCCATTTCCATCATCTTTAATAAAAGATTCTTTTCAGCATCTGCTAATAAGTTTTCTTCAATAAGACCTCTTTTCTGTTCAAGCATCTCATTATATGAGAGATCATCAACAGCTCTGAATTGGACTTTAGAAAATCTTTTACTAAATTCTCCTGATAATACATTGATTACATTTGGTATAATTGGATAGAATTTTAATTCTAATGCAGATTCATCTTCCTTTGTTAGGGTGTCCATAAGATCCCTCATATCATTGTCTTCCTCAATTATATAATCAGTCTTATCAATAATACCTTTAGCAAGTTTATAATTCTTTAATAATTTTCTTGCATTAACTCTTAAAAATTCTAAACCTTGTAGTTCAAGCCAATCTAAATTCCATGCTGCCCAATCATCATCTTTTTGTTTGGCAGGTATAAACTGTATAGGTTGAGTTAAACTACTAGTTGTTGGATACCCGCTATCAGCTTTGGCTCCTCCTTTTAATTGCATTGCATTAAATACCTTCATAATCTGTTAATTGATAGTTAAGGGATATATTTCTACTTCATTATCATATACTACATAATAACAAATTTCTGCTAAATTATCATCTGTACAATTAATAAAGTAAACTTCTTCCATTATCTAAAATTTTTATACGGTGATCTTTTAACTTTCCAGTTTGTTGCAGGTTTTCCGTTTAATAACTGTTTTGATCTTTCCATATTTCTAAATGGTCTATATTTTAATTTATACAAATTTTTGTTATTTTCCAAGTTATTTCCATCTTCTCTTTCTACTCTTTTTGCATAACCTCTATTTGATTGTTGAACTTTTGCAAAAGCTATTAGTGCTGAAAAGGCCACTAATCTATCCACATTTAATCCAGGATAGTATGCTAACATCTCTTTTAATAACATTGGATCAGGTATCCTTTCCACTCCTAATGTAATATTCATTACTTCTCCATTCTCATCTGTTTCCTGATCTATTTGTTCTCTTATAAACTCAATTGCATAAGAAATCAAATGACTCTTAAATAATGTTCCTGTATTCTTCCATCCATATTCCTGATATACAGTGTTATTAGAACCAAGATCCTTTAGAAAAAGAATTTGCTGTTTAGGAACTAAATACTTTTGCTTTCTTTTAGCAATCATATGCTGTATGAACAAGGATATATTATTCTCAATAATAGTCCAGGCATTATACCATTCTATTATCATTTCTAATTGCTCATGTGTTTTATTTATATCATCATATCTTCCGCACCATGCAGCTACTATCTTATCCTTTTCAATAAAATGCTCTATTCCATCTGGAGTTTCTCTACTCACTTCTACAGGATTCTTATAAACATAGATTGAACATAGTGAGTCAGATGTAGTTGTCTTCCCTTCTGAGACAGGATCAATTGAAGCATAATATGTTCCAAAACCAGGATTCTCTACAGGACGTTCCCATACTACTAGTGAACCAGTCTTATCTGAAGCTTTTCTAGAAACAGGAAATTCAGATATTGGAAGTTTCTTTGTTGTTGTGGCACTTATACCTTTCTCATCTCTTTCAAGTTTAAGTAATTCATAAGCATATGTCTTCTCTTCTACTCTTCTTATTTGATGAGATAATACACTTTGTGGAAAGATAGAAGCCTTTCTATAAGCAAATGCTTCTGCTATATTGGTTGGCTTCTGGGAAATTCTGAGTTGATATTGTTCTGGTGTAAGATCTTTTTGCCATTGTGCTCTTTCTATTTTAATAGCTGCTAATGATTTCTCAATTAGTGAATTTCCATATCTATCTATATGTGGCAGCATAGACCATTGTTCAGGAATAAATAAACCCGCCATTCCAATTTTACCTTTATCATCTAATAGATCTGTCTCAACCTCATATATATCATTTCCTTTAGGATTTAATATCATTTGCTTTAATGGTTCACACTGATCAAGATCACCAACTGATCCAGCTGCTATAAACATACCTGTAGTTAACATCCCTGAAGACATTGCAGGACGCAAGTACTCATATGTCTCAGCCATCTTAGGTGCTATACCTGCTTCTTCATGAAAGAAATATGTACATGGTCCACCAACACCTGTAGTAGCATTCTTCTCAAATGATGTACCTTGTATCTTAGATTTAAGACCTCTTGATGTTTTCCTATTAGCTATTTTAACCTCAATTTGTTGTTGCCATAGCAAAACCTTTTCTGGATTACATGGTCTATACCATGCAGTATGTTCATTTAGAAACGATTTATATTCATCCAAGAACTTCCAGGATCCTTTATCATTAATATAATCCTTCAGTGATGCACCTATCTTACATATAGAACCTTCTTCAAACCAATACTGATTCAAGAGTTTTGCCATATGAAAGTATGATGAAGCAATCTGTCTTTTCTTAAGTATAGCTGTATGTTTATGATGTAATTCTGCTAATAACTCATAAAGTGCCATATGATACTGTGCATCTCTAATTTTAGCAAAACCATACTTCTTTTCCTCTTTATCAAATATAGGTAAGAAGTTTAACCACATATAATAGTCACGTGTTATAAACCATGTTTGTTTCTTTCCATGAAATATTACACCTTTTCTACATTTCTCCTTTTCATATTCCCAGTATTTAAGATAATCCTTAGATCTAAAAGGTTTATCACAATAATATCCCTCCCTATTAAAGATTATAGCTTGTTCATTAAAAAGTAGTGATACTGTACTAAAGTTATATTGACCTGGCTCTTTTAAAAAAGGAACTAAATAATCTCTTAACTCACCAGCACTATTGAAATCTGTTGTAGACCATTTTCCATTTTTATATGTTGGAATTCCTTTATAACTGATCATAAGCTAATCCTTGACCTCCTCTAACAGTACTTTCCTGTTCTTTTTGCATATCAGTAAAAGCTCCTTTATATGAGGCTCTTATTGCATCAAACTTAGAAGCTACATTTGTTAAAGCAGTGATATTTCCATCTCTGCCGTGTTCAATAGTAGTATCTTCCATATACTTTGCCAGTTTATCAAGAACAGCTTTTATACCCTTATAAGCTCTGAAAGAAGGTGTCTCATATAATTGAACACATTTCTCAAGTGCATGAGTGATCATAGGATCATCTAATGATACATCCAGATTTATTTCATCTGTAATGATGTCTTCCTTTTCATATTCTGGAAGATTAAAAAAAGGATTCATATCTGGATTAGGACAAGACATATAGAATAAATACTGTAGTATTTTCATATGCTCTTTAGGATAAGTATCTATTATATTCTTCAGAAACTGTAATGTATAACAATGCTCTGAAGCAATAACCTTTCCATTTTCTATGTCAAATATTCTAACTATCATACACAACAAACTGGTGCAGCTGGTAATAATGCTTTAAATGATGAATATGATTCATTAATATGAAAAAATCCTCCTCCCATTAGAGAAACATCACATTCAGATGATATTACTTGTCCTGTAGTTATATCTGTATGTATACCACAAGAGGTTACTTTTTCTAAATCAAATGTGACAGGTACCTTTTTTGTAATAGTCATAGGTATATTTGGATCACTACTTCCTGGTGGTGATTGTTTTGCTACATTTGGATAAGATATAAATTGATCTGTATCATACCACGTCATAACTTTTTATTTTTTTGTTTATAATTATCTTTCTTCCAATTAATAATATTTCTTATCTCATCTTTTAAATAAGGTAATTTATATATCTTTACATCATTGATCTCAGGTTCTCCGTCCTTTAGTTTACTAATAGGATAACCATAATCATCTTTTCCTGCTTCTTTAAATTTAACATGCTGTATTGTAAGCTTTCCAATCTTTAATTTTGGGTTATGCTTCTTTATAATATACGCATATAAACTCAATTGTATGTTATAATGGTTCAAATTACAATCATCTAAATGACTTAGAGGTTTAAACATCTTAGTGGTAATACCCTCCCAATTAGTATAACCTTTTTCTTTGATCTGCTTATTTGTTTTATAATCCATGATATTTATAGTACCATTTACGATCTCAACAAAATCAGCTTGGCCACATATACCAGCTGACTTGAGATATACTAGATGTTCTGGGTAAATACCAACTTCTAGTTTTTGATCTGAAGCAATCTTAACTCCATTATTATCTATTATAGGTTTAACAATAGGTATCTCAATTCCCTGTCTTTCAATTGTTTCAAATTCTCCAATATCAATCTCTCTTTGATTATGATACCAGTTTCCTAATCCCATAGCTCTTTCTGATTCACCACTCCAAATAGATAGAATCTTTTTTTCATCCATCCCAAACCATTTAGATTTCTTATTCAATGCTGATTTCTTAGCTTGAGCTTTAGCATTGAACTTAGGTTTAAATATACTAACAAAAGAAGTTACACTCAACCAATCAATATTCTCCTTCTCCAAGTCCTTATTTAAACTCTCATATATATGTCCATCTTCTTTAAATATTACTGCCATAATTTAATTTTCTACTGGATAATGTACACGTTCCCAAAATATACCATCTATTGTCATCTTTCTACGCCAACTTATTCTATAAGGTTCCTTTGGTAACATTCCTATTAACTTCCGTAAAGCTACTTTAATTCTCAACTTCAGCATCTTCATAACCCATTTTTTCTTTTAATTCTTCTTCTAATTCTTCAGGCATCAATGCATCCCACCTATCTATTGGACATTTGGATGATAATGATCTTAATTTCCATTGTAAACTACATCCACATTCTGCACAACAAGGTTGTGTACCTGGAGCATCACAAGAATCTCCTATCTGATCCATATGTTTACAGATCTTACAATTATGCCATCTTAATTTAGCAACTGCCTCAACATCCTCACTTTTAAAGATATTATTCTTAATACCTTCTGTAATCTCTTTTATATTACTAAAGACTTTTATTAGTTTCCTTAGTTGCATCTTGAATTATTTTAATTAACATTTCTGTTTCTTCATCATCTAATGTTGCAGGATCTATATTAAATTCTTCTCCATCACAAACTATTACTATAACATCATCATTAAAAGTCCAACGGCAATCATACATTTTTCTAAGCCATCTTCTTATCTCACTCTTTTCTGTTTCTGAACTCACGTTTATCATCTTGTGTTTTTAACACCACTTTTAAAGCTCTTTCAAGTTTAACTAATTTTTCTTTCACACCTACATGTTTTTCATATCCTCTGTATTGTCTCTTATCAATATTTCCCAGGATATCCCTATGTCTTTTAATACTCTTTTCCAATTTACCCTTTCTTAAACAAAAAGTACCCAAACCATTTACATATATCTTTGGGAATACTAAGTCAGATAAATTCTTTCTTAAAGTATTATAATAAAAAGTTATAAAAGACCGCACTACTTCCTCAGATACACCCACTTCATTAGCAATACCTTCAGTAAATTGTTTATGATCTTTCGGGTTCAACTCCTAGAAATTTATAATCCAAGAATATTGTACCCTCTGTTTGAACATCCATTGCTTTACTTATACGTATACTCTTTCTATTATTACCTATCTTATCTACTAAATTCTTTTTCTCTGCCTTAGTTATAGCATTTCTAGCTGATTGTGGACTTTTAAAAATTTCCTTCTCAGCAACAGCTTTACAGAAACTTGTAAGTTCATGGTCACCCATCTTTGCTAATTCCGTAAGACAATTCAGATCTGATATACTAATTTGTATATCATTCAGAAAGCAAAACGTCAAGATCTGGTATTTAATAACACCATCCTTAGACATCTTAACTTTCTTATCTACTTTGTTTACTTTAGTCATGACTCACTGATATCTTTTGTTTCAATTAAGGTATAAGTAAAAGTCTTTTGTTTTGATCCCTCAATGATATCCATAAACTCATCAAAGTCATCTGGATCTTGTACAACCTGACAACCTGCTGAGTACTTATTCACATAGTTAGTTGGTTTGTATGGATGACTACGATGAATATTTATTCCAAACCACCCCTCAGTGATAGTATCTTCATCATAATCATATTTATCATCTTTGTTACCGTCCCTAAAGACTTCTACCTTACCATTCCTCTGACATAGAGCTTTATACTTACCTCTATGCTTATCAATCTTATAAACATTTTTATACTGACCTGGTACTAATATAGCACACCCATCAACATTAATTGGATGACCAATCCAATATAAACCTGGATCAGTTGTAGCATTATAACATTGATATCTCCACTCACCATCTTTTATATATGAAACAGTAAGAAAATCATCAAAATGATTTGTTACAGCTCTTAGATCAGAATTCCTGATCCCCACTATATTCAATCCATATCCATTAGTAACATATGGATGTCCAAGTTTACCAAGTGCTTTTTCCACTTCCTCCCTTGTATACTTAATCTCCTGTTCACCTAATAAGACTGCCCATGTTGCTGATCCTACTATACCATCAGCTTTAAGCCCCACTGCTTTTTGAAGTACCTTAACAGCCTCTTCAGTCTTAGGACCAAAGTCACCATCCGCAGTAAGATTCAAGATCTTTTGGATAATAGTCACACTATTACCCTTGGCACCTTTGCGTAATGTTTCCATTACTCAGTTCTTTTTAATGTTCTTTTAGGTGGTATATCTGTTGCTGCCATTGCAGCACGGAAATCCTGTTCTGTTTGACCTTGTGGTGCTTCTTCTGGAGGAGGAGCCATAGCTTGTGCTAAGTATGCCTGAGCCTGTACTCTTTCTGCACGTGTCTTCTCAATATCCATGAGCAATGTCTCATATTCCAACTGGACTTTAAGATGCTCAATATTTTCTTTATAATAAGAAGTAACTTCAGTTCTTCTCTTTTCAAGTTCTGCTTTTGAAAGTTCAACTTCAGGATTTGCCTTCTTAGTTGATTTTTTTGTTTTAGCTTCTGTCATTACTATTGGTTTTAATTAACAATAAGACAAATATACACTTAAAGTTTAAATAATTGAAGTTTATAATTATTTTATTTTAGTGATGCGTCTATAAGCCTTAATAGTGCACTTAGATCTATGTAACCATTTTGCTGTATTTTCCCAATCTATCTTTTCACAATATAGACTCACCATCTCCTTCTCAACTTTCATTAGGTTACACAATCTCCTTTTTACTATTGCCTTCTTAAAGCATTTCATACGTATATACTATTCTCTATCCCCGTCTAAACACGTCATTAACTCCGCACACTTCTCATACTCCTCCCCCTCCTCAAAGTAATCCATGATAGCATCATATTCCCTCAAAGTAATACCCTCCTGGGGATCATGAGCTAAGACTGCACTTTTTCCCAGGACATGGTTACCTGTCATCAACTCCTTAAAGGTAAGCTTATTAGTAAGTACCTTATAAGAATTCTCAAATGCCAGTCTCATAAGTTTTCTTTCCAGTTCCCACTCCTCAACTTCAGTGAGCTCCTTCTCTTCCTTACTATTAGAGCCATTTAAATTATCCATAATTTTTATTTTTTGCACAAACCTATCTATACAAGAATATACAACTTTTCTCACATATTCCCCCATTCCCTAAAATAAAAAATTGTGTGTGTTATGTTGAGTAGAGGTCCAACAGTTTTGCTCCCCAGCTTATTTTCGGGTGGCTGTGTCCCCCATATTTTATTCTTAACAATTAAAATTTCAATCAAAATGGAAAATGAAATTCAAGACAACAGTGAATTAGAAGTATACTTCTATTCATTATCTGATACTGGCACTATCGTGTGTGTGAGTCAAGACCAAAGCTTAAACAAGTCCAAGCTTAATGGTCATGACGTGTACACTCGTCAAGAAGAAGCCAGAATTTTTGGCCTTCTTGCCTTGTGTAAAATTGATCCAGACACTGGCAAACCAGTTGCCGTGCATGGCTCAACAGTTGGTTTGAAACCTAATGCAAAGATATCTCCTGCATTTAAGTTTTCAAACACACCTGTCCTCCAGCGTGGAGATGACCCTGAACGGGGCCTCTCTGATGGAGATCCAACAGGCATGTTTTGGGTGACAGCTAGCTAATAGCTGTTCCCAAATAGGGTGTAACAACCCTAACAGCCTCACTGGAAGAAACCATTGGCACCATCTACTCACTTACCAAGACCATCCATAGAAAGCTGCGATCAGTGGACATAACCTGTCTTATGTATGGCTTGGGAGTTGATGTTGTTACAGTTACATCTACTGTTCTATCTACATTTACTTCTACCTATAGTAAAGAAGAACAAGTTCATTGATTATTTGCGTGTGTCAGTCAATGAAAGGGTATCCAAATACCATCACATAGTATGGTTACACACTATTAAAACTATTCTCTCACCAGTAATTAATAATATAGCTATAACACATAGTACTGTCTATAAAGATGAAGCTAATTTAGACTACTAGTGGATTGTTAGTTGGAGTTTGTCACTCTGATGATTCAGTATGTGTTATAGTTATGTTATAGTCTATAGGAAAAGAGTATAGGTAACCGCATAATTGGAAATCAGTAGTAGCCTTTAAAATACTGATGTCTCTTAAAATAAAGAGATTGGCTAAACATATTGGGCCAAGCAAGACAGGAATAACGCAAGTAGAAATACTTGTGCCTGGTGCTCAATCTAATATGGCAGTGGGTAGGTTCACCACTCTGAACTAATAGGAGATAGAGTTCAACTCTCTACATTGCCACAATACAACATTCACCACTTAAATTAATAATCATGACAAAAGAAGTAAAAGAAGTAAATTGGGAAACCTTACTGAAGAAAGAAAAGGACCAAGATATAGCATGGAAAATAATAGCTGATATGATAAAATCTGTTATTGTTTCCAGACAAGTATTAGATATGACATATTGTGACAGGATACTTGGCTTACAGCGTAAGCTACGGGACAAGTTATCTGATGTAAAAGGAGATCCTGCTATTTCACATGTGAATAAGACTTGGAATAATTATACTTCTGATCAGGAAGACTATAGTGAAGAGCATAGAGGTGGTGTCAAAGCATTAGAGAATATGATTAACCATTTTGCAGCTCAATCTGGTTATGAATATATTCTTAAGGATTTAGATCTTTTAGCTGCCATTACTAAACCTAAACTTGATTGGTATAGACATCCTTATCAATGTATAGTCAGAGATGGGCTTTGTGAAGATCCTGAAGTTAATACAGCTGCACAAGATGCAATGACTATTGGTTTTCAAAAGGACTTGCAAGATGCAGGTAATGTGAAACTTAGATGGTGGATAAGGTCTTGAGTATTGTTTTAGAGAGATGGGGTAACCTGTCTCTCATTTTTTAACCTAATTAAATCACTTAAATGAAGAAGGATACACACACCTATATAATTAAGAACAGGAAACCATTCTGCCTGTGGATGAATAAAGAAGTGGGAATTGCAACACGTGGTTACTTTGCCAGTACCAAGTATGTAGAAACAGAGGCAAATGAATATATTAAACAGGTATCAGGTGGTAAGTTTGGCTGGATAGACCATAATGGTCATCAGTATGTTACCAGTAAGTATGATATCAACAGACCTACAGATCAGCAGATCCATGACACATTGGAATCCCATTCCAAGTTTGCACAAGCATGTGTCAAGAAGGGACTAATTGAACCATCAGGTATAGTCTCTATCAAAGCTCCATTATTTGGAAATGTTTGGTTGAACTAAGGGTGAGTGAAAGGAAGGCAGAAACTCCTTGAGATAATATCTCTAAAACTGTCAGACATATTTAACATTTACCACTTAAAACAAATTGATTATGACTAGAGATAAAGGAGTACCAATGTATGAAGTAACATTAATTGACTCACAAGCGTGGGGAGATAGTGATGACACAGAGAGTTCAGGAAGTATCTGGATAAATCCATTGTCAATTGTTAGTATGAAAGAAGTACATCAAAAATATCTTAATCCTGAACATAAACATCCAATTGATTGGGTAAAATATGCTTCACCAACTTCTGGACCATTTATGTATACAGAAATATATCTTAATGATGGTAGAAGTATATGTACTTTGAGAAGAATTGAAGATATTGATAGATATTTAAGGTATTGCTAAAAAGTTTTACCTTTACAATGAGATAGGCCAGCCTTCGTGGCCTTAAGGATAAACCAGTAATGGGATAAAAGGGGATAACTGTTGATGAAGGTCAACAGCCTCTGATGTGAGTTCGCTTGCATTTCACTGAAAGGTATTGTAGTATTAATGGTATGGTGAGTAAATCCTCGTGAGGTGACTCAGTATCATTAACTCTTTGACAGGCAAGGAGTTGAGCTAGAAATAGCAATAAGAACTATAATAGATTATGGTAGTAACATCTAGCCAGGTGTGAAGCTGTGATTAGAACTGTGTTTGGTGCTAGTAGAAATACTGTGTCAATAAGCATAGAACAATGAGTAAGCTTGGCAGCTGAAAATAGGTAGGAGTTATGATCTAAACTGTTCAAAAGACAGCATGATCATATAAACTAAGGACATCTTCTACCTTTAACCTGAAACCTTTTTTAACTAGAAGGTCCTTTGGGACCACCAAAATTAGAAAAGCCCAATAGTTCTTGGACATTTGGAACACAATGTTCTTATCCTGCTGTAAAATGCAGGCATTGGATAGCTAGCAAGCTTGAAGGTGAACGGAATGAGTATTATTTAAGTAACAAGAGCCATCTTGTTAATCCTGGGAAGGAGCTTAGTATGAAAAGGAAGTTATATCTCCAAATGTAGTGGTTGCGTATAATCAATGTACGTGAACATGTTTCCTACTTGCAGTAATGTAAGTGTGTGTGAGAGTTAGAAATGACTCAAAACGGTAACGGAAAAGGCCAACACTCAACCTTTTAAATTTATTCACTCAACTAAATTAATAATTATGACAGTAAAAGAATATGATAAATTAGATAGAGCTTTAGAAATATTAAATGAAGCAGAAAGAAATCTTTCTAGTATAGGAAGAGAAGATGGTGAGACACCAAGTGAAATATGTTCAGCTATGACTTATATAGATCATGCTTATGCTGAGGTAATTCAGATGTTTGATGGAGGTATAGAAACTTGTTCTGATTATGTTGAACCAAACTTTATTGTAGAAATTAAAGAACCTTTTAAAAATAAATAGTTATGGATGCTCCAACTCACACAGTAGAAGAATTAGAAAAAACCATAGAGATATGGGAAGACAAAGGTATTTATGTAGCTATGGAGTATTTCTATAGTATAAATGATTTAAATAAACAATTATGTCAAGACCCTACAGACCAACCAAGAAGAAAATAATCAAGAAGATAGAACAGACTCCTCTTAGATGGAAATATTTAATAGAGTCAAAATTGAGTAAGAATTGTAAGTTAGAAGCTGTAAAGTTAATGAGAACATATACTGGATTAGATCTTTTTACATCAAAGGATGTAGTTGATGCATTAAAGAAAGATATAACATATGATTGGACTGATTCAGATAGATTACTAAAAAGATTTGGAAAACATGATTAAAATTATAGATGTGTCATTATTACAAGGTGATATGGCACTAGAATCAGTTAATAATGGCATAGTTGAGTGCTCATGTGATGAGTTTCATATATGTCAGCCTTGTTTTGAAGAATATAAAGACCCAGAATGGGAAAGAGCTTATGAAAAAGAAAGATATAATACAGGAAATGAGAGTTGAATTTGCTACATTATGGGTAAAATCAGCTGTCCACAAGAACAGAAAGAAATATTCACGTAAATTAAAACATAGAAAAAATGAGAGAGATATCCAGTCTAAAAGTTCTACTTGATACAGAAGAGTTAACTTTTGCTAATATCAGAGGACTTAGCAAAAAATATCAATTTATAAACACCCTCAACGGACAAGATAATAGAATCATTGTTAATTCAGCAGATGACTTTGATATGATCCTAAAAAGATACAGATCAAATAGATTAAATCACATAATTGTACACACCCTTTAAAACTTATAAAATGAAAAATTTAATTGAACCAGTGAGATTACTTTTAAGTATTTTCATAACATTTATATTTACAACAACATTTATGGTAGTTGTATCTTATACTTTTGCTTTATTATTAGACAAAGACTTTCTTGATATTACTCAATCTGCATTTTTCATTATAATGTATATAATAATGTATGTAATCCTTTTGATCACCACTCTAATGTGGTTCTTTGAAGGTGAGTAGTTGCAACAGATGCTTACTCAATGACATTAAGAGTGAAGCAAAGAAAAAAAATTGGAAGGTGGATATATTTGATGCACCTGATATGCCTGGAAATGGTATAAATGTTTATGTTCACCCAAAACATATAGAAATTACAGAAGATAACAAAGATGAACATGAATATTACTTTGCATCTTGGTTTATGGAAGTTGGAGATGAATGTGAGTGTGATTGAATAGTGCACAATGGGTCTTGAGAGCACTTTAAATATTGTAAGACACCTACGCCATAAGCTATGGTCACAGGAGAGAACCTGGAAGCTCAAAAACTCTATGCTGGCAAACATATAGAGGAAGAGTAATCTTCTTCTAATAACTGCCATTAAAACCACAAACTTATGAATAGAATTAAAAATTATCTTAAAAGATTAACTTCACAAGCATTTCAAAAAGAAATTCTAGAATATACTCATGATGAATTAACAGATCAACATACTCCAAAAGAATTTTGGAATACAATCCTAAAGATTGGATTAGGTAAGTTATTTAAAGGACATACGTGTCAATTCTATTATTATGGAAAGGAAGGTACTAAAGGCTCTCTTTCATTAAGTCAACAATATTTTGCTGGTACAGTAACTGCTAGTTTTAATCTTGATACAAATATAACTACCACAACCTATACTTTACAAAAGCAAAGTCCTAAATGGTTAATAGAAAAGATAAAAGATATATCAAATTTAGTAATAGGTGGGAAAATAACACATTCTCATCCTACAATTGCAGGAATCTTTTCTGCAGATTATAATTTAGTGAGTCAAACAAATCCAAAGTTTAACTTTTGGCCTGGATCAATTACTTTAGAATATATTGAAATAATTGAAGGCTGTTCGTTTTCTAATCATGCAATTAATATAAAGGAATTGAAGAAACTAACAGAACATTTACGGAATTTTAGAAATAAAGTAAAAAGAACTGATGTAAATGAAATTGCAACGTTCTGTAGACATTATAAAGAAAAAGGTCACATAATAATAGATGCTAAATTTATAAATTAGTGTCACCTGTGACCTACAAACAATACCAGTATATAATACTCTTAAATAAACAAGAGTAGTTTGAAGGGATTTGAGTGAGTGGAGAGGGGTTATTTTACTGTTCCTAATGGACGTAAGTGTTAGCTGTTTGTTTCATACCATGTTGTCAACAGCAGTAATCTGACCCTTTATTTTTTAATTATAAATCTATAAGAAATGACAAAGTCTAAACAATACGGTGTAAAGCTAAGAAGAGCTGATGCATTAGAAAGGTTAGTTGAACAGCTAAAACTCGTTGAGATAGCCTTAAAAGGTGCTACAGAGGCAGAATCTAAGAAGTTAACTGTTATACAAAAAAGAATGAATAAAGAGATAGCAAATATTAAAAAGAAATAAGATGAACCGTTGGAGTAAACAGAAAATGTCAACAGTAAATGATTATCCTTATATGTTTTATTGGGAAGGAATAGATGATTATGATGTAACTCCTTGGAAGGTTCTTCAGATTTATCACTCATTTCCAGGTGATTATGCACAATGGTATATAGTTCATAAAGCAGGTTCTAAAGAAGAAGCAGAAGAATATATTCAAACACAAAAAAAACTTAACACTATGCAATGTATATTACACACACCAGATGGAAGAGTAAAAAATGAAATAACAACTATAAGATGGGGCGGATGTGCAAGTAAAACTCATTCAGTTATGTATACAGGAATACACATTACAAAAGGAGCTCATTTAAAAATATTATTTCCACCAGTACATTCTAATGAATTTTATGATCACATGACTATAGAATTCAAAGGAAAAAAAGGATATCCTGATAAAACACTCATGAAAGCTAAAGATGCTATTCTAACTATAACAGGTAGATTAACTACTGATAAAGTTGACGTACTTATTGTTACACCTTGGTATTGTAGTAAAATATTGCAACCAAAAATGGAAGATTTATTAAATGGACATACTGATCCTTTTAAAACATGGCAGTATGGAGGAGAAGTTGAATGTAATAATGAATTTCCACATGTTACATTATCTACAGCAGAGGGTGTTAAACCTTTTGAAAGTAATAATGAATTACAAAAATATGAAGATAATATTCAATGGTTGATCAATAATAATTACTATATAAAAGGAAAGGCATGCAATTTTGTAATGGAAAAATATACATTAGATGACTAAAAAGAAAGCAAGTAATTATAGTTTAAGTGATGAAGTGATTCATTTATTAATAGATCCTATGTTTACCAAAACATTAAAAAATAGGGAGAATATAAAACAAATGTTATTAGAAACATTTAGTTCAAATAATTTAGAATTATTAATTGAATTGATTCACAGTAATGTAAAATATATACCATTTTATCAAAATTGTTATGTAAGTGTATTACCTCAAACTTGGTGGAAAGGAGATCTTTATGAAAATGATAGATTGAGAGATATGGGATTATTATCAGATGAAGGACATGTATATGGACAAATAATGAATGATACTCATTGGAATGATGAAACATTCAATCCTTACTATCATAAATTTAAGGTAAATTTGTTTTTACATGAAGTAGGGAAAGCAAAACTCTATGTTAAAGAGGAGGAAATAGAGGGTGAAAAGTTAACATTACTAACATCTGCAGATTGTATTAATTATTTCAAAGTTAAAAATAAATTATAGTAATGGCACTTATATCAGAAGGTTTGCTCAGTTCAGAATATCAAAGATGGGAAAATTATTTTGATTTATTTGATGAAGGACTAGGAATAGAATTTGGAGTCTTTATGAATGTAAAGTACATGTTTAAAGATAAAGAATTAGCAAAATGTAAATCTGCAGATAAGGCATATGAAATTATAACTGAAAAATATGTTAAAAAATAGTATTGTACGGTATAAAAGATTTGGAATTGTATCTTATGATGTTGTTACAGATCCAAGTTTATCCCTTAATTCTAAAGCACTTTATAGTATTCTTTGTGTTTATGCAAATAAACAGAGATATTGTTGGCCATCTTTAGCAACTTTAGCTGACACAAGTGATGTAAGCTTAAGTACAATAAAGAGAAGTATAAAAGAATTAAAAAACAAAAACTATATTAAACGTGAGGGAAGACGTTTCAAATTATTATAAGTTAGCTATATTACTGCTAATTTTTTTAAACTGTAAGAGTTTTAAACGTATAAAAGGTATAGAATTTATCTATATTTGATTATACCTAATCACATACAGTTTGATATATCAGCTACCCAACGGAAAGATTATAGAAATGTCAGTTGAGATGTTTTTAGATCTAGATGATAATGCTCTCCAAGAACTTGTTGGTTTAGGAGGGGCTTATTGTGTTGAAGTAAGTAGCAACAGAAGTTTTGCAAATAATTCACCTATTGTTCAAGTTGAACCTGATGATGAGGTTGAATTAGATCTAACTAAGGTAGATACATTAGCAAAATTTCATGACAAAGAGTTCCACAGAGATGACATCTAAGGGAATATTTAACCATTTTTAAATTTAAAATCAAAAACTATGCAAAGCAAAGTTCAAATTGTGCCTGATGATTTAGGCAATGTAATCCGTGTATCCAAGAATAATTCTGAATACGCACATGTTAGAATTATACAAGAAAAAGTAGGATTCACAGCTAATGGCTGGGTAAAGAAAACAACTTTAAGTACTTTAATACATGGTACTGCAGCAGATCTAGAAGAAATAGGTATTGCTAAAAAGAAAACATTACCTGGTAAAATTGTTGTAAAAGAATCATTAAATCCTTTTAGTACAAATAATCCTGATAGAGATCTTAAAATAGCAGGAGAAACTGGGGTCATTTGTGTATCAGAAGACCAACCTATTTATAGGAAAACATTTTATGTTCTTAATGATAAGGATGAAGATGTATTAATTCCACATACTAATAAAGAAGAAATTGTGGAAGCTCAAAGTGGTACTAAAGGTCTTGAAAATCTTACATCTACACAAAATATAGATGCAGCTGAATTATCTAATATACAAGATCAAATAGTTAATGAGGATAATGAAACTGAAATTGAAGAAGAAACTGAAGAAGTTGTAGATGAGGTTAAAGAAGAAGAATCCTTTGAACTGTAATTGAATTTTAATAAACATTCCTAATAAGTCACTGTTAACTTATCTTCTAACCATAGATTGTGATAAGTTGCAAACTTGTTAGGAATGCTTACAGATATAAAAACCAAAAAAAATGAAAAAAAAAGCAGTAATAGTAGATCTAGATAAAACTTTAGCAAGAAAGAAACAAGGACCAGACTCAAGAGGTATATATGAATGGCATAGAGTAGGAGAAGATGATGTTATAGAGCCTATAGCAGAGCTTGTAAGGAATCTTTATGAGAATTATGTGGTAATCATCCTAACAGGTAGAGATTTTAGCTGTTGTGAGCAAACTATGAAATGGTTAGATAATTTTAATATTCATTATCATGAAATTTATATGAAGCCTACAGGTAGTTATGAAAAGACTATAATAACTAAAAGCAGACATTATATAGAGACTATTCAGAAAAAGTATGATGTTCACCTTGTTATAGATGATGACATTGAAGTTCTTAAATGGTTTAAAGTCATTGAAGGAATATCAGTATTACAACCAATTTAATTCACTCACTCTTAAAATTTACACTTATGTTTACTCCAAACCAACTCAAAACTATAGACAAAAAACACATCAATTTAAATGAAGCAATAAAAGAAAGGAGATACATGTATCTAGGTATATTATCTGAATATCAGTTATATGCCAAAAATCAGAATTTACTTTACACTAGATTAAATCCATATCAACACTTTTTATTTAAAAGAGTATTACACGGATATTCTGTGTATAAACCTGAAGAACTTCAGAAAATGCATTGGCATAAGAAGAAGAGAATCAAAAAAGTTTGGCATCGTGCTCAAGATGAACTAAATCTTTGGAAACAAGCTATTTGTAATAAAGCTGCAGCAGATATATTTAAAGTGTTCTGGCATAGTGAATTAGCTAAAGATATAGTAACTTTGTGTGAAGGTAAAGACTCAGTAGATAGTACTTACTTAAACACCATGTCATTCAAAGATATAGGCATAAACTATGAAGATGTAATAATCTTTTTCATTGGAAGAGGCTTATTAGCTAAAAACTTCTTAGAATTGAAGTGTAAATGAAAAAAGGTTACATTAAAAAGGTTTCTAAAAAAATGGGTAAGACAACACGGTCTTACTCAAAAGAAAGAAAAAATTTCTTATTGGATTATCCTATGTGTCAAGCAAAAATATATAACTGTACATTACAGGCTACAGAGATCCATCATAAGAAAGGAAGAGATAAGTATCATTTAGATATAAATACTTGGTTAGCAGTATGTAGAAACTGTCATAACTGGATAGAACACAACCCTGAAGAAGCAATAGAACTAGGTTATTCACAAAATAAATTTTAAATCATGGATTATTCAAAAAAGATATATAAACTGGACTCTAAAGGAAGAGTGCGTGTATTACATGTATATACTAGTGGTACAGATCTTATACAAGAGTCAGGTTTAGTAGATGGCTCACTAGTAGAGCATAGAATTACTTGTTTAGCAAAAAATGTAGGTAAATCTAATGAAACAACAGCTGAAGAGCAGGCATTAGCAGAAGCTAATAGTAAAATAATAAATAAAATGAGTACAGGTTATTTTCATACCATTGAAGATGCTGAAGATAATGAAGTGTTATTACCTATGTTAGCTAAAGATTATAAGAAAGAATCTCATAAAGTAGAATACCCATGTTTTGTTCAACCTAAATTAGATGGTATGAGAGCTCTAGGATACACTAACAAGTTTATATCAAGGAAAGGTAAAGAGATCCTCAATATGGATCATATACTTGAGGAATTAAACAAACTAAAGCTAAACGCACCATTGGATGGTGAATTATATGCTCATGGAAAGAGTTTTCAAGAAAATATGAGACTCATTAAGAAGTATAGACCTGGTGAAACAGAAGAGATAAAGTATCATGTATATGATTATGCTGATCTAGATCTATCTTTTGAAGAAAGACATAAAGTAATAGATTCACATATTTTACCTATCCTTAATGATCTCAAGTATATTACATTAGTACCTACTGTTCTTATTAAAAGTGAAAGTGATTTAAAAAAAATACATATAAAATCATTAAGATTAGGTTATGAAGGAACAATTCTGAGATGGGGAGATGCAGGTTATAAAAGTAAGAGTAGAAGCAGTAATTTGTTAAAGTATAAAGACTTCCAGGACCTAGCATGTACTATTGTAGATGTTGAGCCTTCTGTAAAAAGACCTGAGCAAGGACAATTTATATGTGAATATAAAAATGTATCCTTTGGTTGTGGTATGAAGTTTTCTCATAAAGAAAGGGAAGACATATTAACTAATGCATCTGATTACATTGGTAAAACAGCAGAGATAAGATTTTTTGAGTACAGTGAAGATGGTATACCCAGATTTCCTGTATGTATAGGTATAAGATTAGATAAATAATGGAATTAAAAATAATCTGTTTTATGACAGAAGAACAGAAAGAAGATTTATATGATTATTTATTTCATTATAATAGCTATAAAAAAATATGGTGTTGTTTCCATAGAAAAGAAACTAAAGATTATTGGAATGGCCATGCAGATATAGTAGGATTTGGTGAATCACCAGATGTAGCATATTCAGATTACAAACATAAACAATTATTAGATGAGCAATCAAGAGATAGTACAGAATGATGCATTAGAAAAGATAATGCAACATGAAAGATGTGGTCTGGGAATTTCTATGGGAGTAGGTAAAACTAGAGTAGCTATTAATCATATGATTAAGAACTATAACCCTTTATTAAAGGTTCTAGTTGTTGCTCCCAAGAGATCTATTTTTACATCATGGATGGATGAATTAACTAAAACTGATACAGAATTTTTAGCTGATCATTTAACATTTACTACTTATTTGAGTATAAATAAACATAATCCAGATGTATATGATATAGTTTATTTAGATGAATGTCATAGTCTTTTAGATAGCCATGAGGCATTTTTATCTTGTTATAAAGGTAAAATAGTAGGTTTAACAGGAACACCTCCTAAAAGAAGAGGTTCAGAAAAGTTTAGGATGGTAAATAAGTACTGTCCTATTATTTATGAATTCACTGTAGATGATGCAACTGATAAAGATATACTTAATGACTATCAGATAATTGTACATGAACTTCAATTATCAAAATTACAGACATTGTCTAAAACAGGGAAGACTGGAAATACATGGTATACTTCAGAATTTAAAGATTATGAATACTCAACTAATAGAGTAGCAGATGCTCAAACTTCTAAAGCAAAACAATTTGCATCTATTATGAGAATGAGGGCTTTAATGGATTATACTACTAAAGAACAATATCTTAAGGGTTTACTAAAGAATATTAGTCAAAAATGTATAATATTTGCTAATACTCAAAAACAAGCAGATAGAGTATGTAATTATAGTTTTCATTCTGGTAATACTTATTCAAATGATAATTTAGAATTATTCTCTGATGGGCGTATAGATAAGTTATCATGCGTATTACAACTGAGTGAGGGAATTTCAATACCAGGATTGCAGCAAGGTATTATCATGCATGCATATGGAAATGAAAGAAAATCTGCTCAAAGAATAGGAAGATTATTACGTTTAAGTCCAGATCAAACAGCAACTTGTCATATTCTATGTTATAATAACACTGTAGATAGAAAATGGGTTACAACTGCATTGAGTGATTTTGATCAAGCAAAAATTAAATTTTTTAATCCTCTAAATCCAATATAATGGGTACAATGAAATTAATACTTATAGAAATGATGGAACAAAGAATGGGAAAAAATCTTAGTGAATTTAAAGAAAACTTTTCACATCATCTCTTAAAAGACCCAGGCGGATTGAGCCAACACGTATTAATAAGCACAATTAATGATCAACTCACATGTTCTGGAACAATGAGTGCTATCCAGGAGTATTTAAAAATGAATAAAATACCACAACATAAGGTATTTAATTATTATAAATATTGGGACAGATGATCAGTAGACTATTATCCTTAGTAGAGAAAGGATATTGGGTACAGGTTAGTCCATTAGCAAGCATTGAGAATGAAGAGTGGATTGTGGGTATATACAGAAAAGGCAAAACTGCCTGGGTCACTGAATTATGCAAAAGTGGATTTAACACACCTACTGTTGCATATATATGGGCATTTGAACACATAGAAAATAATTATCAATTTAAAACTAAATGAAATGGGAAAAGATAGATTAGAAATATTATCTGAATTGATTCAGGTAATAGGAGTAATAACAGATGGTACTAAATATTATGGACATACAACTTTATCTGAATTATCAGAAACAGAAACCACACCTACTGAAGATGTAGAAACAACAGTAGACAATAGTTCATTATGGCAAGAAGTTACTGATATTAAAGAAGGAATGGGAAAAGTATATGCTACTTTAACTAATCTTTTAAAATCTATTCATGAGATAGAAGATGGTCTTATAGATCATAAAAGCAAAATTGAAGCTTTGAATGATGTATATAATAAATCTTTTGATAAACCAAAGGCTAAAAAAGGACAAGATCAAGTAAGTAAAAAGAGAGGGCCTTATAAGAAGAAAAGGAAGAAATCTGTTAGCAAAGTTAAACCTATTGAGCCAACAACACCTTCTTTAGGTATACGTACTATTAGTAAATTTTCTAAGAAGATTGAATATAGTTTAAATAACTCTAAACATTTTAGTAGAAAAGAACTGTTAGCAGGTATAAAAGAAAAACATCCTGATTTAACTACTTTAAGTGGTAGAGATATGATTTATGAAATCAGAAAAGCAAGATGGAGATTGGATGGTAGAAGGAGAAGAGATGCAGACAAGAAAAAATGAAAATAGATAACTATTTTTGTGATAAATGTGGGAAAGAATTACTTGATACAGATGAAACAAATACAAAGTGGCATTTACAAGTATACTTTCCTAACATGTCACATAAAGATCCAAATCATAATCTTGGCATAAGACATCTGTGTACTGATTGTAGGAATGTATTTATTAAAACATTCCGTAGATGGTTTAAATTTTATAATAATGTAACAAAAGGAAATAAAAAATGAATGATATAATTAAATGTTGTATCTGTGATACAGAAATACTTCAAAGAGATAGTCATAATGCAACACCTATTGTAGATGATGGCAGATGTTGTAAAGACTGTAATCATAAAGTACTTGCAGCTAGGTTAAGTAAAGTAATATCAACTACAATGAATAAAATACGTAAAAAAAGAGAAAAAGAATGAAATATATAATCAGTGATCCAGGTGATGAACAACCTGGTTCACACATAATAGTAAGTCATGACTGATGAACAATTTATAGACTGGATGGAGGGATTAGAAACTCCCCAAGTATTTACAGATGATCTGAAAGAAGATATCTTAGACAATTTTCAAGAAGTTATAACACAAATGTTAAAAGACTATGACTGAAGAAGAAAAGAAAAGATCAGAAAGAGTAGAGATATTTTGTTGGATAGGCATATTAGCCTTTATAGCTTTCTTGTTAATAATTGCAGGAGCATCATTAAATTCATAAATTATGAAGGAAAAACCTTGTTATTATTGTAAACAAATAAAACCTATATCAGAATTAATAGAAATAGTAGTATGGGTTTGTAAAGAATGTTTAAAACCTAAAAAGAAAAAGAAAAAGGATGAAGGATAATATATTTGTGTTTTTAACTAAAAAAGATGGTAAACTATCTTATAATATAAAAGCTATGGAAACCAGATACAA